GAGGGCGGCGTCGTTTGCAACCTGAGCCGCTTCCTGCCTCTCGTCGGCCTGAGCGGTCTCGGCGTTGGCGGTCATGGCCGCGGCCTCGAAGGGATCGCCTTCGCCGCTCGTGTCCCTCATGTGATCCCAGGTCCCAAGGATCTTGAAGAACTTGTATCCCTGCTCGTCCCGCTTATTGGGGACGACTGTATAATGCACGATCTCGCCGGTATCCTCGCGCACCCGGCTTCGCACGTAGCCCTGCAGGTGCATCCGGGCGACCTTATTGTTCTGGATTAGGTGCTTGCGAAAGAGGTCGGCCAGCTCGTCGTAGAGCTGGACCCGGTGCCACGTGACGCCCTGATCCGAATTGACCGCCACGGATGTCTGAAACATGCGGGGCAGCGTCCTGTATTCCCCGGATTGCTCGTCGTAGAACGTCTTTTCGGGGAAATACTTATTGTATTCAGGCCTTCCCGAACACACATTGGAGTATGTGCGCCACGTATAGTCGTCGCGGACCTCTTCCGTCATTGCCTGGATCATGCCGCTAGCGGTTCTTGCGATACTCATGGTCAGTGCTCCTTGTGGTTTTGGTTGATGGTCACTGTTCCTTGGTTAGTGGCTGAGACAAACCTGGATCGGCGCTCACCCAGGCTAGTCACCCTTGTTGCAGGGATTCTTTGATCAAAGCCCTATGGCGAGTGGTCTTTGAATCTTGCGGGTTAGCGATTAGAAAACGCGCCTGCCTGCCCAAGTGAAATAAATTGCACTCATTACATGAAGCACCTCCTATGGTTGGAATAGGAAAAAATGAAAAAAAGATGAAAACGTGACCTAGAAACCTGTAAACAAAAAACATAGAGAAATGGACAATGAGCTTGATGGAAGGAAGAAAGAATGAATGATGGAGAGGTTGGTGCGTTCTGGTCTTGGAGAGCTAGATCGTTTAGCGAGGAGGAATGGGGAGTGCTTGCAGGGTTAGGCCTAATTTAACCCCCAAAAGGAGCGCATCGCCCGAGGTGCAGCGTAGCACCATGCACTGAGCCCCGATTTGCATGGCATGAGCGTGGATCACGGTTACTTGAGCCTGCCGTTAGGGGCGTTGAGTGGGGAGCAAGAAGCGTTGAGCGGAGAGCAAGAAGCGTAGAGTTGCTGCCTCGATGGTTGAGGCTGAATGGGGAAGGAGAGCCGCCCCGAGCTTGGGGGCCGGGGCGGCTTGGATTATGATGAGATGGAGCGCGTTTTTCGCTTTATGCGCCAGATACGCAAGTCCGTTATCATTGCGTTCAGGACTTTGCGGATCTTTCGGGGAAGGCTTTTCATTGTCTATCCTCCCTGTTCTTTGTTCCTTGTGGCTTAATACCCGGCTTGTCGCTTCAAGTTGGCATTGCGAGCTGCGCGTTGCTTCGCGTTGTGCCATTTCTCCAGCCTTTCCAGCTCGTCGTATGTGAGGGTGCGGATCAGGCCGTTGTCGTTCCTGCGAAGGAGCCCGATGCAAAACGAGTCGTTCATAATGATCTTGATCGTGCCCAGACTGCAGGGGAAGAGAACGCTTGTCGCTTCCCGAGCCACGAAGAACCCGTCCAGGAAGGCTTCGCCGCGCTTGGCGTTGTTGTAATAGAGCCCCGATGCTTGCCTTGGCAGGACGCTCTTGCCCGTGGCTGGATGCACTTGCCTACCAAACACTTCGCATTCGCCAACCTGTGTCATGTCCGTCCTCCTTGGAGATAGGGGTTGAATTGATTACCCCTGCAACCTGTAAACAAAAAAATTGCGCTACTCTCCAAGGTGATAGGGGTATGGCTCACGATCCCTCTTCACTCAGCACGCAGCAAGCACTCAACAGCGTAGCTCCTCGTGCTCACCTGCCGGTGGCAGGGTATCTACCCATCCCCCTCCCCCCTAATGAAGGTGACGGGGGCCCCATACCCCTAAAGGGTATAATATATACGCCCATGCAAATACGCTTCATTTTCCCGCCCGATCTCCCCTATTCCATGGATCGGAGTCCCATTTCCCTTATGAGTCCCGCAGATTACGGGGGTTATTGTGTGTGGTGTGACGGTTTAAAAAGCGGCGTGGTAGATATGTCGTAAGAGGAAGGACAAAGGTAGGGACAAGGAAGGCAATTCAAGGAAAACGAAGAACCTCATGTCGTTAGCAAACATCTGGATGCCGCAGCCCGGGCCCCAGGCCCTGGCCGTGACCTGTCCCGGCGATCAGATCTTTTTTGGTGGCGCACGTGGAGGTGGAAAAACAGACTGCGCGATCGGCCGACAGATCACGGGGGCCATGGAACACGGCCATGCGTGGAACGGCCTTTTCGTGCGGAAGAACTACAAGCATTTCGGCGAGCTTCGCCGCCGGATCGACGAGCTGATCCGCAAGGGGCTTCCGGCGAAGCGCACGGGAGGCCCGAGCCAGACGAACTACGTCTATTTTGAGAACGGGGCGATCATCACCCTGACGGCGATCCAGCTTGCGGAGCAGCTCGATTTCTTCATGGGGCATCAGTATACCGAGCTTTCCGTGGAAGAGGCCCCGACCATCCCCTTCATCGACCGCTTGATCGACGAGCTGAACGGCTGTCTTCGCTCGCCGCACGGGGTCAAGTGCACCATGTTCCTGACAGGCAACCCGGGCGGACCAGGGCACAACTACGTCAAGTCCAAGTTCATCTCCCCCGCGCCGGAGGGCGGGGTTCCGATCAAGGAGCACGAGAACTCCGACACCAAGGTCTTCATCCCGAGTAACGTCGAGGACAACAAGATCCTCATCGAGAACGACCCCAGGTATAAGCAGAAGCTGGAGTCGATCGAGGATCCCATGCTTCGCCGGGCATGGCTGCTTGGCGATTGGGACGTGGTGCTTGGCGGCTTCTTTGACGATATATGGAACCGGTCCAAGCATCGCATGGTGCTACCCTACTTCCGGCCCCCCAAGCATTGGGACCGGATCGTCGGCTTTGATTGGGGCTCTGCCCGGCCGTTTTCCGTTGGCTGGTATGCAGTCAGCGGCGGGGAGTATGTGCCGGATCTTGGCCGGGCGCTCCCGCGTGGGTCACTCGTCCGGTATTTTGAGTGGTATGGCTGCGTGAAGGATAGGCCGAATACGGGGCTTCGCATGGAGTCCATGGCGGTCGCCGAGCATATCTTGGAATTGGAGCGGCGGCACGGTCTGCTAGGTAGCGGCGCTCCTGACCGAATCGCGGACCCGGCGATCTTTAAGCAGGACGACGGCCCTTCCACGGCTGAAAAGATGGCCGAGGCGGGTGTGGTCTGGCGGCGTGGGGAGAACAAGCGGATCCCCGGATGGGATCTGGTGCGCTCTTACATGCGCGGGGAGATGACGGATTGGGAGGTCATGGAGACCGAGGACAACGAGCGGATCGTCTACAACGCGGTCTTTGAACCGCATTTCTACATTACGGAAAACTGCAAATCATGGATCAGAACGGTTCCCGTCTTGGAACGCGACGAGAAGGACCCCGAGGACGTGGACACCACGGGCGAGGATCACGTCGCGGACGAGACCCGGTATGTCTGCGCCTCCCGTCCGGGTAAGGGCACATCGAATTTTGACGAAGTGATCCCGAAGACGCCGATGGAGCTGGAGCACGAGGAGATCGCCGCGATCAGCGGGGATGCGGACGATCTGGAGCTCCCGGCATCTGCGTCCATTGAGGGGATCGACCCTGGCAAGGACTGCATCACGGCGCAGGATCAGGCGTTTTGGATCTAGATTGAAGAGCGGGGCGCGATTTGTATCACCAAAATGCAGGGTTTACAGTTAAATCATGATCATATAGTAACAAGGAATTTTTTTTATGGAAACAAGAACTTTACTGTTGATAGCTGTTGCACTTGGTTATGTTAACGCAATTTTCACACTTTTGGGAGTAGGACTGGGGGGCTATCTCGTGCATCGGACAAAGCGTGAACCTTACGAAACGCTATTCACTAAGATGGAGTCTCCAGGATCTGGAATTGCTGCAACTGATTATGAGCCAACACAATCAAATCCTTTCATAGGAGAAGAGGAGGGTAAATGCGTGTTAGGATCTGAAGTTTCACAATACAATCAACAGTTCTTGAGACAATACAAAGAGGACCACCCTACATTTGTTACTGACTGTGAACATTCAGGAGAGGAGGACCATGAGTAGGGTAGCGTAAAGGAGAGGAGAGATGACCTATGAAAAAGAATCCAGATATTTTTCTTATCCTGATGACAATGCAAACGATCCTTACGCTCGAATGGAAGCGGACGCAAAACGAAGAATTCAGTTTATAAAATCGAATATTCCTTTTTGGTGCAATAGAAAAAATGAGACAATCACACCAAAGGCTTGTGCTCTTCGACATGAAGACGAGGAAGACCACGAATATTGTGCAATGTGTTGTTCTTTTGGAAGAGAAGCTAATCGAATTTTTCCTCCGAAGCCGCCAGAGAGCCAGTTTTTATCCAGTTTGAGAGAGATTGCAGAAGAGGAAAAGGGAAAATCACAAGAACAGGACCACAAGATGAGTGATATTCCAGTAGCTGAAAGAGAAACTCGACCAATTTCTCTTGAAGCGTTTAATTTCAGGCCGCACAACCCTGGTGAAGTAAGTTGCGGCTGGAGACCTTCAAGCCCTAGTGTTACCTTGGCCGCGAATGTTCTCTACATTAACTCAGCCTCTATAAAGAAATTCCATCTTGAGCACCGTCAGCTTGTATCCCTGCACTTTGATCCGGAAAAAAGGGCGTTCCTCCTCGACTTTTCCGACGATCAGCCTCCACATCTTCAACTGCGAGTGACCCACCGCAAGGGCGGCGATGCCAAAGTCTCCTTGCGTGGCTTCCGCCGCAAGTTTCATTTCGACCTTGAGGGCAAATATAAGGTTGCCCTGTTTGATACAGTGCAGAATAAGATGCTTATCTTGCTGGACGAAGAAAAAATCAATGGAGATGTCTGATGGTATACGGAATCCTTATGTGTTCGACATGCGGGGGGAAGTATCACGAGGTCAAAGCGTACAAATACGATCCTGACAAGCGCCCCAACGGGACATGGTTCCAGCTCCTTCACGTCTATCGCAGGGATTGTTGGGGTTCCTTTCCGGAGAACGACCCGGCCATTTCCGGGGCTGATCTCGCCTGTCCCGCCTGCGGCTCGGCCTACATGAACATCCACAATCGGATTACATGGCACGACGGCGACGAGAACATCGCCCGTGGCCGAGGGCCGGAGGCGTTCAAGGCACTGACCGCAAAGCCAAAACCGATTGGTGCGGAGTATTCGCCAGACTTTGACTTCTTCATCGAGCAGCAAACGGACCCCTTCGCCCAGATGGGCAGGATAACCGCCGCGGCCAAGGCGACGAACCCCCATGTGAAAAAGAAGAAGGGCAAAGGCAAGAAGGCATGAGTGACAAGCACGGCAAGTCCGACCGTGATCTCAAGCTCGATGCGCTCATTGCCGCCCTGATTCGGATCTTTGGCTTTGGAAAATCCATGCTGGAGAAGGTCCGGGACGGGGAATACAACAAGATCCACAACTAGGCACTCGCCCCCGGGCAGCGCCGCTCATATTTCAAGGCAGCGCCGACAAGGCCTCGCTTGGATAGATTCTTATCCGACGAGGCTTTTTTATGGCGAATACGACTCGTATCAATCCCAAGCAGGTCATCAAGAAGAACGAGTGGAACCTGACCAGCCTCCCGCCGAAAGACGATCTGGATGTAGGGGGCTATTTCTTCCAGCTCTATCAGGCCGCTCTCGTGGAGCGTCAGCGCCTGGGCCTGAAAGAGCGGTGGCTCGATAACTACAGGCACTTCCGGCCCGGCAACGCTTCCATAACGGATCTTCTTCCGGGCGTCCGGAGGGGCAAGACCAAAAAGCTGTCCCTCTCCATTCTCACGGCGAACATCCAGCGCACCGTCGCCAACATCACAGCCCGGGCCCCGCAGGCCACGGCCCATGCAGCAGGGGGGTCAAGCTCTCCCTATGATGAGGCCCTGACCCAGAAGCTCAAAATCTGGAACAACAGCGAGAACCAGCAGGAATCCCTGGCCCGAAGCGTCACGCAGCAGGAGGTCTACGGCCCGACGATCGAGAAGATGGTCTATCATCGCAAGAGCCGCGCCCCCGACGCCGTGGTGCTCGATCCCCTGGCCTTCCTCCAGGCCCCCGGCTACTACAAGAACCCCAACGACGCGCCGTATGTGATCCATCAATATTCCGAGGCAGTCAGCGTCGTGGAGAAGAAATACGGCGTGAAGGGGGTTCGGGCCGAGGACGCCTATTCCGTTCTTGGAGAGGAGCGTGAAAAGGATCGTATCGTTCCGGCCGGGACGAGTCAGCACTCCATCAATGCCTCCGGCAACTACGCCCCGGTCAAGCATCCCCGCCCCGATGGCCGGCCCTCACTTCAAGACAACTGCCTCGTGATCGAGGTCTGGATCCGCGACTACTCGACCTTTACCGAGGTCATTCAGGAGGAGATCCGGGATCCGGAGACCGGCGAGGTCCTGGTCGAGGAGGAGACCCGAGAGAAATATCGCTATCCGGGCAACATCCGGGTCGTGACCATCACCAACCAGGGTCACATGGTCCTCGATGACCGGATGAATCCGAACATCAATCCGGAGCTCCCCGACGCTCTCGTCCGCAACACCTACCTCTATGACAAGTATCCTTTCTTCAAGGGGGTCTCATACGAGGATCCGCACTCGCCGTGGGGCTTTTCCATGGCCGAGCTGGTCGGCGACATCAATAGCGCCATCGACGACCTGTGGTCCACGATCACCAACTACCTGCGGATGTGTCTGCACCCGCCGCTCGTGCTCCCGCGTGACACCGGCTTGAACGAGTCCCACGTCCGCTACACGCCGCGCCTCGTGTTGAAGCCGAACAGCTACCAGACCTCTCTTGGCATCCGCTGGCTGGAGCTTCCCACGCCGCCTTCCTGGCTTTTCCAGGCCTTAGATACCCTGCTCACCTTCTTCGACCGCATCTCCCAGATCGAGGACGCACAGCGCGGCCAGCAGCCGGGTGGGGTCATCGCGGCCAGCGCGATCCAGCAGCTCCAGGAGCGGTCGGCGGTCTTGATCCGGGCCAAGATCCGGGCGGTGGACCACTTGGTCCGCGAGCGCGGCAGGTGTTTCATCTCCTTTTACCAAAACTTCGCCACCGACCCCGAAAGCGTGGAGGTGAACGGGGAGCAGACGACGATCTGCGGCATAGATATGGCAGCCATGCAGTTTGAATACATGGTCGAGTCCGGGAGCACTGTGGCCCGGACGGAATCCCAGGAGCAGCAGCAAGCGGTGCAGCTCTACCAGCTTGGGGCGATCGACCGTCGGGCTTTGCTTGAAAAGGTCAATTTCGACAACTGGAGCGAGGTCATCGAGCGCATGGGCGAGAACGAGCTGGACGCGGCCCTGAACATTCTGATCGCGGCCGGGATGCCGGAGGAAAGCGCCCTGGAGCTGAAAAAAGTCCTCATGCAGGACCAGGGCGGCCCGGGAGACAAAAAGAGCGGAAGCATCAATGGTCCTGGAGCTCCGGCAAAGCCCGGGACACCGAAGGCTGAACAAGGCCAGAACATGGGAATGGGTCAGATGGCCTAGACGTTTTTCCTATAAAGAGGAGTTTTCTCAATGCCACTTTATGAGTATCGGTGCGATGATTGCAACAACGTATCCGAGGAATACCGTCCATTTAACCAATATCGGGAAAATATCCCCTGCAAAAGCTGCGGCAAGACGGCGAGAAAGATCCTTTCAGTCGCAAATATACAGGATGATCACCCTTCGTGGCTCGATGATAGCGTTCGCAGTCAAATAGCAGACGAGTTCGATCCGCCCATAGAAAACAGAACACAGCTCAATAGAGTCCTCAAGGAAAAAGGAATTGTTGAAAATCCCAAGTCAAATTCCAGGTAATTTGACGGACGGAAAAGGCAAAAGAGATAATAGAAACACAAGAAAGGCAGAAGGAGTCAATCATGCCCGACAAGGACAAAAAGGACAACGCAGTACCCGCAGGGTCAAAGCCGGTGGACAACTCTAAGGCCACCAAGACCGAGCCAGGACAAAGCGACGATCACAAGGGCGGGGCGAAAGATCAGCCTCCGGCCTCTGGTGATAATAAGGCCGCTGCCGCCACGGACGACAAAGGGTCTCAGGCCAAGGGCGACGGGGCAGGTGCGGCAACTGACCAGCTAGGTCAAAAGTCTACGGAAGAGCTGATGAAGTCTATCGAGGACGTGAACCGTAAGCTCGATGGCCTCTCCAAAACGTCAGAGGACGGAAAAACCGAAGTGCCGGACCATGACGCGCAGCTCGGAAAACTGGACGAAATGCTCAAGGGCGGGGAGATCGACCTGGAACAGTATCAGAAGCAGTCCAGGGAGATCATGCGACAGCAAAGCCAGGAGCAAGCAGCCCAGGCAGTGGACAAAAAGCTCCAGGAGCGGGAGCTGGAAGAGGCTTCGGACAAGTATATGCAGGACAATCCGGATTTTCATCAATACATGGAATCGCCCGAGCTAAAGCAACTGATGAAGCAAAATCCGTTGTTCGACGAGGTGAGCGGTTTTGAGCGGCTCAAGCGGATGGAGGCCGAGGCCAAGAGCGCCGAGCTCAATAAGCAGATCGAGCAGCTCCAGCATGAGCGCGATCAGGCCGTCAAGAACGGAGCCCACGTAACGGATAGCGTGGGCAAGGATAGCGGGGCCGCTATCCAACACGGTGAGATCGAGGAAAACAAGAATCTATCGGCCAGAGATGGGATGCTTGCCGCTTTGCGGCGATCCCGCCAGACGGCCTAACACATAGGAGGTAGGCAATATGCCTTTGCCGCTCACAGAACTGCAAGCGATGACGGACGACTATATTTACCAGCGCCAGCCGGTGGATATTTACTTTAAAAGTAACGTCCTGCTCTACAAGCTCCTTACCCGGGGCAACACCTATGACGGGGGCCTGAAAATTCAGGCCAACCTGGAATACGGCAAGTCCAATTCCGGGTCCTACGGGCCTCGCGACGAGATGCCCGTCGATAAGCGGGAGATTCTGACTGCTGCGTTTTTCATCTACGCTGCCTACTTTACGACCCTCACGATCGACATGGAGGACGACTTGCAGAACGTCGGCTCCGATGCGGCGCTTGTCGATCTGGTTCAGGCCAAGCTGAATAACGCCGAGAAGTCCATCCGTGACGACATGGGCGGTCAGATCTACGGCACTCGATCGGCAAATATTGCCGCGGCCAAGGCCGCTGGCCGCAAGGATCCCCGGCCATTCATCGGTCTGGGCGACCTGTTCAACACCGATCCCGCCACTCCCTACGGGGAGATCAAAGAGAACGACCTTGCCAACTGGAAGGCGAACGTTATCACTGCCGCCGAGACCATGAGCTTCGAGTTCATGCAGCGTCTGCGCCGCACCGCCAGCACTGACACGACCCGCGAGGGCAAGCCCGACCTGTACCTGACCACGGAGCTCCTCCAGGACGCTTTTGAGCGGACGCAGCAGCCCCAGGTCCGCTACTCAAACGAGGACCTGCTCAATGCCGGGTTCGATAATGTCATGTTCAAGAGCGCAGCGATGGTGGCGGACGACAATCAGGCCGCAGGGCACATCGACGCCCTGAACACCCGCTTTCTGGACATCAAGTCTCACAAAAAGCGGAACTTCACTAAGCCCGAGTGGCAGAGCCCCATCCGCCAGCCGGATACCGCCACGGCGAACATCCGCTGGGCCGGACAGTTGCTTTGCACCAACCGGAAAGCCCACGCCCGGGCGAGCGATGTCAGCGAGCCAGCCTAGCCGCTGACTGAGAGGAGAGGGGACGAGACTGATAACACTTAGCCCTTGATAGGGAGGCGAATATGAGCATGAGCGGAACGGAGATAGTCCCTGTTGTGATTGAAGGAACCACGTCGGCGGTGACCTACCCGGTGGCTCCCCCGAGCCACAAGGGTCGTCTGGTCGGGATGCGGGTTGGCACGAACACGTCGCAGACCGGAGCGGCCCCGGTGAGTGCCGGGCTGGCCGGAGCGACGAACCCGGTCTACAGCCTGGATCTGGACAGCAAGGCGACCGGGCAGATGCATAACGCCGACAACGATGCGAGCGCGACCGAGGCTGAGATCAATCAGCTATTCACGGACGCCGCGCCTGTCGAGCTGTCCGTGGATTTGGCCGTGGCCGGTCAGGTCGTGGTCTATCTCGAGTTCGACGCCTTCATCATCGGCCAGGGCCAGAACTCCACCTACGCCTAATAGCGGATAAGGCATGGATCTTAACATTCTAGTGCGCCGAATAAGCCACAAGATCCGGGACGATTCCTACACGTCCGAGGATCTTGTGGCTTTTATCAATCAGGGAATTGGCGAGATCGCCTCAACCGTGGCCCTGCCGGATCTTGAAACGGTTGGGACCATCGAGTGCGGGGCGGGGCCCTTTGTCGCTCTGCCAAGCGATTACTACGCCAATCTGCAACACGCCTACAATCAAACCCAGGATCGCCCGGTCAAGGTGGTAAAGGCGGTCACTGACCTTCGGGCCAAGTTCCCGAGCCTTGCCGAGGAAGGGGCGGTCACGCACGTCTCTCCCCACGGCAAGAAGCTCTATTTTCAATGTGCTCCGGGAGACAGTGCGCCCGAGACCTTGCTGATCACCTATTCCAAGCAGCCGCAGCTATTCGACTTGGAGGAGGGCATAACGGAGATCGACTATCTCCCTCATCTGATGCAGGCCGCGCTTTTAGTCAACTACGCCTGCCGGGAGGCTTTTGACGAGATCGAGGACGGCGTGGAAGGCCCCAAAATCGAATGGAGCACCCACAACAAGCTCTTCAACGATGCCATGGGCAACCTGCGGGAGTTCCTTGGGATCGCCCCCGGGACCCCGACCCATGTAGAGGGTCCAAGCATCGGGGAAGGCTATTTCTCCGATCGGGGCCATGCGGATCTTGATGACATTCTAATCTGATTAGGGGCGGACATCATGACCTTTGATGAGCTTCTCAGCCGCCCTCTGGCGCTCATTCCGCAACAGGATGACCCCTCGCCTGCCGCCTTTACAAGCGTCTATGAACAAGGAGATGTATGGGTGAAGATTCGCGGCTGTGAGGACTGCCCGCCAGAGGTGCTCGCCAAATGCTGCGGCAACTGCCCCCTAGCCTCATCGGCCGGTTGCCTACTCCATCTTCTCAATAAACGAACCAGCCAGAAGCCCTACAACTGTGTGGTCAAGCCGACGCCTGAAAAGACGCTTTCCTACTGCGTCCAGGAATTTCAATGTGTCCGCGGCACGTATGAGGGACGAATCCGCAGAGTGCGGGATAAACGCGGTGAGCTGATATGAAGCGCATTGTTCAGGCCGTGATGGTCCTTATCAGGAAGCTGATAGAGCTCCACGCCCGATTCAAAGCCTGGAAGCCGATCCACTTGTGCTGGTGGTTCGAGAAACACGGTCTCCCCATTCCGCCCTATCTGATTGGCGGATCGGGGCATTTTGAACAGGGATATTGGGCTATAGCTCCGGATGATCCATCTACAATAGACGATCCATCTAGTTGTAGCTTTGATAAATATCCTTATGAAGAAACAGTAATGATTAGGGATATTAAGCATCTGCGTATTGATTTTGGTGAAACAGGTGGTGCTAATGCTAAAGGAAATTTGCAGCTTTGGACTAATAACACAAATGATTTTTCCACAGCCACTCAAGTAACGACAAGCAGTAGCCCTGTAAAGATTGTTCCGGATGCGAATAATATGCTTGCTGACGCAATCAGGACGACTACAAGTGTATGTGTCAATGCTATTCAGGCAACTGTTATTGATGGATACTATATAGATGCATCAGATGAGTCACCTAAAATAGATTTTGGTGGTTGTCAGGCAGAAATGCAGTTCTGTATTCAGTGGGACGATACAGCAAAACATGGAGAATATCATTATTTCTTTCTTGCTTTAGATGGAACTGGATTTGATGAAATACATGACGTTATAGTTATTCAGTCGTTAAAGCCGTTAACTCTTTCTTTGAATGATGTTGTATCGAATTCAGAGACAACAATACTTAGTGGTGGAGAGCTGCTTGCAAAATATATTTTCAGTCAGGTGGTCGATTTTTCTTCTGCGGTGTCTTTGGCTGCGGTAATTCCATCAAATTATCAAATTGCAGATATAGCTTGTCAAAACATTGAACTCTCCGTCGAGGTTTCTTTTGAGGCGTTGAATGTCTCGCTGCATCATTTATTTCCTCAAAACACAGCTTCTTCATCGAAAGTTCAGGAGTTGTCCGGTCGGATAGGCTGGCTCGTAGACATTTCTCTGAATCCTGTAAAAGGTAGAGCAGAAGTCTCTCATGATGTCCTTTATGGTCGGGGAATCCTCACGAGATGTTCTAAACAGGTAGCAGTAGGGGGGACATCCTCGAGTGACATGTTTGTGCTTGTTGTTCTGGACGATGGGACAGTTGTTGGTTCTGGCGGCGACCCCTCCGGGGCGAGGTCGGGGGCCGAGGGCTGGACTGATATAGTAGCGCTCGCCGCAAGCACCGATCATGTTGTCGGAGTCAAAAGAGACGGTTCATGTGTCGCGGCGGGGAATAACTCTAATTATGCCTGCAATGTGGGGGAGTGGAAGAATACAATTAGAGTTTATACTCACAGAAATGATTATACAATCGGATTAACACGCATTGGCGAGGGGTGGTCTAGCGATGGTGAACAGAATGTATATGATTGTGGAACATGGCATATGTGCGACAATATATACTCCTGGACAGATATTGTTGATATTGCAGCAGGAAGCGGACACGTCATAGCATGTGATGTAGATAGAAACATAAAGTATAACAACCGTGCAGGCAATGAAGATACTTGGAGCAATATAGTTCAGCTTGCGGCAGGCGACAGCCATTCAGTCGGTCTCCAGGGCGACGGGACCGTAGTTGCGACAGGGGATGATACCTACGGGCAAGTGTCTAGTGTTGACGGTTTAACAGGGGTTCTCGGAGTCCATGCCGCTCACAATCACACCGTTATTATTTACAATGACCTGACAATGGAGGCTTTCGGTGATGACAGTAATAGTATAGTGACTTGTATCAACAACTGGACAGAAGGATTCACAACACTTGATTCAGAACCAGGAGTAGTCGCTGCATTAACCCTTGAGCGCGATTTGAATGTCTGCGGTGATAACGCTACTTTTGATATAAGCTACTTATTAAATCATTGGCTAGTTCCTTCTTCGGTTGCTTCTTTAACAGAAGTAGAGAATCATGCACGTTTTAGAGTTCCTTATGAATTTTCTCTTTTCTCTGTTGTTTCTAATGCAGAGATCAATTCTGTAACGATAACTAGTTTTGAAAACCTCGTTACAATTCAGCCTTCTTCCATCTCTTTGCCTTCCTCCATTCAAGAAGTGTATGCCGAACGCTTCACAAGCCTTGCAGAGCTCGTATTTACCGGGGTTCAGTCCACAACAAGCGTGGGTTCTATTCCGATGGAAGGGACCCGCCAGCTCTCCTTCAAAAACGTAGTTTCGCGTCCCCAATGCACCCGCTCCTTCATGTGGGGTGGCCGCTCCGGTCGCGGCCTCCTGATGCGCTGCACGAACTCGAAGCTCACGCAGGGCGGGCAGGATTATGATGGACAGGAAAACACCCTCATCTACGCAGTTCGTCAGGATGGGCGCGTCGAATCAATTCAGGAAGGAATCGACACTTCTACATATAGCGATGTCTATTTGGTCCCGCGTGAGCAGTGGACCCATGCGGCGAAGATTTCCGCCGGTCACATGCACGTCGTCGCCGTTCGGGCCGATGGCTACTCGATGGTCGTGGGCGACAATACCTACGGTCAGGTCACGGACATGGATACCTGGAGCGGCGGCGTGGCAGGGGTCGCCTGCGGCTACGAACAGACCCTCGGCCTCATAGTAGACGGGACAGTGAATACGGCTGGCAGGGACGATTACGGCCAGCTCTCTTGCGTCTCCACCTGGACCGACATTTTCGACCTGGACGTGGGCAAGTGTCATTCCCTCGGCTGTAAGACGGACGGCACGGCCCTAGCCTGCGGCGCGGACAGCGGCGAGGACGCCGACCTAGGACAATGCGACGTGAGCGGCTGGTCAAACATCGTCCAGGTCGCTGCGGGGAATTTCTTTTCGGCTGGCCTTGGGTCCGACGGAACCGTGGTCGTGACGGGGCAGTTCGCGGGTGATCCCTCCGGCTGGACGGACATCATCGAGATTTGCGCCTACAACGAGACCCTTCTCGGAATTGACTCCTCCTTCAACATTCACGCGGAAGGCGATGCCAGCACCCGCACTGAAATATCCTGCGTTCAAAATAACTGGACAGGTCAGTTCATCCGGGCCGCTGCCGGGAATGTTCACACCTTGGGAATGAAGCCGGATCGGTCTCTCAAACTTTGCGGCAATGTTTTGAGCGACCCCGATGTGGATCATTGGTTCAACGCCCGTGTTTGGCCCCTCGCTCTTTCGGCGAGCACCGAAGTCGGCAATATGCACGGCAACGCGCTCCAGCAGCTTTACGAACTTGGTATATCGAGCGTATCCGCCGACTCTCTCATCACTCAGGCCGCTGTTTCCGCGGCCAAGACCGTCATGTTTTCCGGGGTCACATCCGCCAGCGAGATTGTAAATATCGCAATCGGGGCCCTCAAGGACGTTGGCTTCGATGACATGGCCTCGCAGACCGAAGTGGTCAACGTGGTCTTTTCGGTGCTGCGCCAGCTCTATTTCCCGAAAGTGGAGCTCTCTTCGGACGTGCTCGCCGCCGTGGTCAGGGCCGTCAGGATCGCCAGACAGAGCAATCTCCAATCCGCGGCCCAGGTAACAGACCTCGTGCTGCGAACTGTGAGCTTCCAGGGGCTGCACTCGACAGATGTTGAGGCTAAGGCCCAGATCACGGGGCTGGCTATATCCCTCCTGCGGACGCTCCAGGTGGCGGGGCCGATCTCCGACAGCACGATCATAGAGCCCCTGATGAACGTAAGGCGGCTCCTGGCCGTCGAGGATCCCGGGATCGACAGCTCGGTGCTCGAGGCCTACCTCGGCGTGATCCGCAAGCTCATGGCCTATGATGTGGCTGCGCCCTCAAAGGTCTCGGCCCCCCTGGCTTACGCCATCCGTGCTCTCATGGGCTTGGACGCCCAGGTCGATTCGCAGGTCCTGGAAGCCACGCTGATAGCTGTCCGGGGGCTGCATGAGGCCAAGGTCGAGAGCGCCGCGATGGTGGCCCAGGCCTTCGCCCAGGCCATCCGGAATTTTCATCTTGAAGGGCTTGTCCTGTCTTCTGAGGTCGTCAACGCAGCGATGGTCGCTGTTCGGCAGTGTCTGGGCCAGGGCCCGTCCACCGTGGCTTCCATATCCGACGCCATCCTCCAAGCGGTGCGCGAAGTCGCGCCCGACTCTCTCACCGTGGATAGCGAGGTCGCCCACGTCCATTACTCCCTGCTTCGCCATCTCCTTCTCAACGATGCTCGCTCGCCGGTCGAGGTCACGAACGCGACTTTCGACATTTACGGCAAGGCATTCTCTCGCCCCGAGGACGTGGGAACAGTGGCCCAGGTAACGACCCTGGTTGTCTCGTTGCTGCGAGCCGCTCTTGTGGCGCAGAGCGTGACCGCCGGGTCAGAGGTCAAGGATGGCCGTCTTGGGCCCATACGGCTGCTCGCCTCGAGCGATGTGGATGCCGCGTCGGAAGTGACCGCTCTCGCCATTCAGAGTGCCCTCCTGCTCCATATAGACGGCCCCTCGGTTCCTGCCAGAGCGGATAACGTGGCTCTGTCCCTGATCCGGGCCCTGGAGCTGAATGAGATCGACGCCGGGTCCGAAGTCGTGGACGGTCTGCTCCAGGCCATTCGCCATACACCTCTCCATCCTTTGCTCGCAGGGTCGAGGGTGGGAAGCCCCTATATGGAGCTTCTGCAGGGGCTTAGAGGCGAGAACCTGACAGTGAATACGCTAATTCAAAATGTATTGGTCGAAGCAGCTACTTTATTTCGTCTCTATGAAGTGAATTGCGACACCACCATTTCACAAACTATAATTGAAATGAAACGAGGATTGTTTACAGGTATAATTCAAATTGATTCACAAATTACAGATATGAAAGTAATACTAGCATCAGTAGGACAAAAAGGTCGCATTAATGTCAGGTTTTATGGAAAATCTTACACAGTTAAATACTCCGGACAAAAATCAGAAATAGACAAAGAAGGGTTTGTTCCTGAAATATACTTTAATGCATAAGGAGAATTTCAATGGCACTTAAAACGATCAAGCCTTTGAAGGTGGAAAAGGAATTGGGTTTAAAGTTCGGCCGCAAGAAACAAAAAGGAGACCAGAATGTCGGAGATCAACACAAAGAAGGAGCGAGAAAATCTTTACATGAAGCTGGATCAACTGGATCTGGTGACCAAATTGAAGCCCTTGCTCGAGAAGCAAGGCTACATTCTCAGGGCGGACGACGCTAAGTTCGTTCCCCGCAATGTCGCTACGGCGTGGGACGCGCCGTGGATGTATGTGCAGTTTGATCCCATAGGAAGGTGCGACCTTTACCACCGGGTCTTTTACAACGTTCTCGGCCATATTCACAGCTTCTGCCGACAGTGTTGGAAGGTCGTGGTCCGGCCCTTCAATCTGGAACAACTTTTCAATCTCTATGAGCTGCAACGGGAGATGGGAGTGCCCTGCAAGTGCGGCATAGAGCTACGAAGAACGGTCGAGGGGCTCTACGGGGGCTATTTCTACACCCGGTCCAGGGATGAAGGCGAGGCGAGATTCCGAGAGGTCCGCAGCCTCGTGGACGAACATTTGAGCCCCCACGTCCCGGTTATTCTCAAACGCTACTGTACAGAGTTCGAGTGCGGCGGGGAGCAGATCAAAGGGCTTGGACCAAGCGACGAAATACCGGAAAGCGTTACTGCACAGGAGCGGGAGATGGAAGCCTACATCGAGGCTCATTTCCCTCGCATATCTCCTCAGACGCCAATGCCCAAACATCTGAGAGCTTACGTGATGAAGAAGTGGATCCACCACGCCGCCGAGCACGGGGACAAAACCTATCTGCGATTCACGAATGGAGAAAAGCTCTTCCCGAGCTACGTCACCTATAACCCTAACGATGGAGGCAAAGAGTATGGCGCTTATCCATAACAATGTATTCGATGCGGCCCTGAACTACGTTGCGAGCAACGCAAGCGTGGCCGAGGTCCGGGACGGCACGGACACGGGGCTCGTGACCGGCGTTTCTTTGGACGGAGGCAATTTTGGCTCTCCCTTGGACAATGCGGCCTCCAGTGGAGGCGGTCGAAAGATTACCTGTCTTGTGTCCAGTGCCTCAGACATGAAGAACATCAGCGTGGGCACTGCGGGCTCCGCTCAGAAGGTGGCGCTCATCGACGCATCCACGAACGTCCTGGTCGAGGCCAGTATTACTAGTGCCCCGATCAGCCTGGGCGCTTCGGATCAGGTCAACTTGAGCACTTTCGACACAATCCTCAAAGACCCCGTTTAAGGTGAAGCTATGACTACGGAGCTCGTACTCGACAGGAAACCGATTGAGCGCGGGACGCTCGTGGTAACGGCCAAATTCAGGAATGAAAAAGGCGATGCCATGACTCCCAATTCAGGCCTTACTTGGTCTCTGTATCGCAGGGACGGGAGTTACGTGAACACCCGGCAGCAAGTAAGCATGGCCTCTTCTTCGGAAGTGGACATTGTGCTGACGGATGCGGACCTTCCCCAAGGGCGGCTCTTTCTGCTCATCGAGGGCACGTATAACTCCGAGATTGACGGCCAGCCCTATCAGGACCTCTCGATCCGCGACGAGTGCGAGTTCCAGGTCAAACCTACAATCAATTAGGAGCCGGTATGGCTGAGCAAGCAGTAGATCAGCAGGAAAACAAGGAGCAAGGACCACAGGATCTGCCCGAGGAATTGCCCGAGCGAGTGCAGCGGGTGCTCAATGTCATCGCCGCGCATATCGGGACTTTTTATCACCAAAAGCGCACCGGGGAGCTCTCATTCCGGGTCAAGTTCGATGAGGGCGAGATCCCCCGCAAGGGATACAGCCAAACCATAGACGAGGATGTCCTGTAATGGCCGATCCGATAACGATCTTTCGCGGGGCCAGGGGCCTTTATACCAAGGCCGACCCGGCCAGGGTCCAGAATAGCGACGAGGACGGCATCGTGGACCTGCCAGTCGCCATGAATGTTGACATCAGCGACACGCGAAGGGTCGGACGGCGCAGGGGCTTCACGTGCAAAGCGAGTGTTCCTGCCCATTCGGCCTTCTGCGAAGGGGGCCCGTGCCTTTTCGTTTCCGGAAATAGCCTTTGTCGCCTGGGAACGGACTACTCCTATGCGGTCCTTGGCTCGATTGCCGCGCCGGAGCGCCGGATGCGCTACGTCCAGGCCACGGACGGCATGATCTACTTCGGAAACGGGCGTGACAAGGGAATCTATAATCCCAAGCAGGATGTCCTCGAGCCGTGGGTTTCAGAGCAACCGGAAGCGGGTCCGGCACTCAGCCGAATAGATGACTTGAAGCGTCGATTTTTCGCCGGAGAGATCGGTTTCGGTCAGTATTCCAGAGAGGCACAGGATAACCTCGCGGATCTGGAGCTCACTTACAGCTCTCCGCTTCCGCCGGTGCATCTGGAATATTACCGGGGCCGCATCTACACGGCTTACGATCGCTTTCTGATCTACTCCGCTGAATGGGGATTTTCCTGGTTCGATTTCAAGAATTGGTTCACTCCCATGCCGGTAGGGACCCGGATCACCATGCTGCGCCGCGTGGATAGCCCTACTGTGGGAGGGCTGTTCGTGGGCACGACCGAAGGGGTTTACTTCCTGGGCGGACGCTCCCCGGACGAGTTTTCCCAAGCCAAGGTATCCGATAACCCCCCGATCGAGCACACCGATGTGCGGGTCAAGGCCAGCCGGGTGCTGGAGCAGGGCAGCGGAGAGGGGATCATGTGGACTTCCAAGGAGGGGATTTGCTTCGGAGGACCAGACGGCGTGTTCATCGACCTGACCGAGAGTCGAATAGATTTTCCCAACGCGCAGTCCGGCACGGCCCTGGAGCGGGACGGCAAGTATCTCTGTCTCCTAACCGTATAAAATCCCTATGGAGGTCATACCATGACACTCAGATTAACGACGGGGCTCAGAAACGAGATTCTGGGCAAGGCCCCTTCCTTCCCGGATCTATCCAAGATCATCGTTGACGCGGTGGGAAACACGGATTTCGTGCCTTCCACGTCGAGCGCGTCCGGCAATCCCGAGATCCAGAACACGGTGGACGATCTGTCCATATACGCCGCCGGGGACATGATCACGATTGGAGGTCCGAACAGCAACAACGGGATCTTTGTCGTCCAAAACGTCCAAAGCACGGACATCATCGAGGTGCAGGAAGAGGTCGTGGCCGAGACCGGCCAGGCCGCCTTCCTGGGGATCGTAGATGGCGGTTCCCTGCGGGAGATCCTCAAGAACGGGATCCTGGTTATCTTCGAGGGAACGCAGCCCTCTTCCGCGGAGAAGGACGAGTCTGCCTACAAGATCCTCTGCAAGATCACCCTGGCTTCAGGGACGTTTTCGGCTGGCAGCGGCCTGAACGGGATCAACTTCGAGCCGGTGTCCGGGGGAACCCTTTCCAAGAAGAGCGGCGAAACGTGGTCCGGTGTGAATGTCGCAACCGGTGTAGCGGGATGGTTCAGGTTCTACGACAACGACTACGTGACCGGCCCGAGCCAGACCGCCAAGCGGTTCGACGGAGCTATTGCGGTTTCCGGAGCACAGCTCAACCTGACCAACACGTCCCTCTTCTCCGGCGTGGAGACCACGCTTGGGACCTTCAACGCGACCATGCCGGCCTCGTAAGGATAGAGCCATGCCAACGCGCATCCGCCTGTTTGGAGATATACAGCGAGCGGACCAGTACCGCTTCACTGCCTACAACCGCCATCTGGCGGATGCGCTCAAACTGCGTTCTTTTCAAAATCTGGCTATCTACCGGCACATGGTTCGCATTCCGGATGGTGGGATGATCGACATTGTATGCCACCATGACGACAACGAGATTTGTATCCATGTTCCGCCAAGGCCTCATCCGGAGCAGAAGCAACCGGAGCATAAGGGCGGAGCAAATCTTCTGATCATGCTTGGTGACGATTTTGCTGGCTATCACTTTTTCCTTTGGGATGCTTACGGAAATGCTCAGGTAGGTCCGATCAGGACTGCGGATACTCTGGAGGAGATCTATTTGCAGTTTCCTCCGGCCATGAACCAGGACGATGCCTACATTTATGGGACCCAGGCAGGTGTGGCGCAGGGTGATTTCTACCGTTACGAGGGGACTTACTTTACACAAAAGCTATTTGGTGATGTGGCTTGGTCAGGAGACTATACTGATTCCTTTACTAGAACGTATGAGCATCCTGTTGAAGGGACAATCAGTTGTGAAGCGAAAATTGAACAGAACGAATATTTTACCTCCGAAGAAGTAGAATTTGATGGCCCTCAAAGATTCGAGGGATGCAAAGAACATATGCTGTCACTTGAACAAAAATTTTGGGATTCTGCATCACCTTACGTAATACGCTATGCACATCGACTTATAGATAGAAATACAGGAATATTTGTTGGGAAGATGCCACCAACGATTCTTGTAAAAAACATTCCAGTGTTTGAAGGCGACCATTACAGCGCAAGCGCGACCAAAATAGCTGAAACGACACATAGGGATTACCGGATACTGGATGCAATCAACTGGACTTCCTATGTTCCACATAAGTTTCGAGACATTGCTGAAATAGCCCATAGCTGGACCTGTCCTCTAGGCAACCTCAATCTCATACGCCGTAATCCACACTCAGAAGTGGATGCAAATAAGCCGTGGCATTTCTCTTATTGGGACGCAGCCATGACCCCGCAGCCTCAAGATTCAGAGAGCGTCTATCTTGTGACAACAATACGAATAAGCACAGAAAGGGATGAGGCAAGCAGGTTATTTTATCCAAATATCGAGAAGAAGTACCCAAGCGGTTTCCCTGATACAAGCGATGGGAACCCCATTGGCAACAGAACCATCGAGTTCCGGTGCTGGCGAGAAAAGGAGCTGATGTTCCAAATCTACTCCGTATCGCTGGTCGAGTGGGCGGGGAAGCCCGTAAGTGACGGGTCGGCAAACTACGAGGAGCTCTACAAGGCGGATTGCACTTGGATCGCGGCAGGATGCGGCCGCATGACCAATGAAGACGATCCGGCACAGCAGGAACGGTCCCCAGAGTTCGAGGCAGCTATTGCCAAACTCATTGATCAGGCTGTTCTGGATCAGTTCCAGAGCGGAAAGATCAACGAGCACCGGCATTATCGCGGCTATATCCACGGCTATTTTTTCGACCTGGGGATCCAAGACATATTCGATTATCCCCGCTCTCGGGACGCGGAACGGCTCAAGCTCCTCAAATTGGTCAACGAGGCCAGGGCGAACAATGGTCTGGATCCGGTCAAGATGAATTGGGACTTGGAGAAAGCCGGGATCCGTTTCACCTTCGACATGATCGACGATTTTCATATCGGCCACACCGGGCAAGACGGCAGCACTCCCGTCCAGCGCCACGAGGAGGCAGGTCTTAGCATAAATGCGGATGTGCATACAACGGAGATGGAAAACAATAACGAGTTGCCTTACGTCGGCGGGGAAAATACCGGCTACGGACCTTCCTACACGGCAGAGGAGATGTTCGATCTTTGGATGAACTCCACCGATCATAAGGCCAACATCCTCGATACACATTGGAATTACGGCATGATGGGTGCGGATTGTCGGGATGCCTTAGACGGGAATACCTATTGGGCGCAGGAGTTCGCCTTCAACCCGAACTATTGAGATAGATCATGGCTATAACTGTATCCGCCCTCAATGTCATGAGCGATGGACGTGTTCTCTCGCCCCGTATGCGGATCGTGAGCGGACATGCTCGAGTCGTTCTCCCGAGCCTTGTGGTCGAGGCCTACGACACCGGCTGGCCGAGTCAGATCCTTGGCGACGGGGAATTCGTTCTCCCCGCTCTGGAGGTCTACGCCACCGGTGGTCCCAAGCCGCAGCCGGTATCAGGCGTCGGGGACATCATCTTTCCGTCTCTCGCGGTCGAGGGAAAGGGGACGGTCTCTATTTATGGGGCTGGTGAGTGTCGGTTCCCTGCCTTGGTCGTGACCGGCGCAGGACATTCGGGACGCATGGGAAGCGGCGAGATTGTCCTCCCCAGGCTCGAGGTCAACGCTTCCGGCGGGATGCGAGTCGTGGGACACGGAGATGTTGTCCTTCCAGCCCTGCAAGTGACAGCCGAGGTCCTGGCACGAGAGGTCGGCTATCCGCTTCTTACCTATGACGAAGACGGGGAGAACTGGAAATGGCAAAGCTAGGCTTGCGGATGAATCTGCGGAACCAGGGGCTTTCGCAGTATCAAGGATATGACTTCGATTCGATGCTCGAGTTCAACGGCAAGCCCCTTGGATTCGGCCCTGGCGGAATATATCAGCTTTTCACCGGGGACAATGACAACGGCAAGCTCATTCAGGCCATGTTCGACCTGCCCCTTACCAACATGGGGACATCGCGCAACAAGTGGCTGCGCTCGCTTTATCTTTCTCTATCTGCGAACGGCAAGGTCCGGATCACGGTCACGGACGACGAGCACAATTCCCACAGCTATCTGGCGGTTCCGCAGCGCGTGGACAAGCAGCACACGGTTCGGATCAACGGGGGCCGCAACTTCAACAAGGGCTGTTTCTACTCTTACCGTGTCGAGAACGTGGAGGGGAGCGATTTCGATATTGATACGATGCAGGTTGTCCCCGTTATGAGCAACCGCAACACGGGAAAATTCTAGGAGAGAGCCATGCCGGAAGTCATATCTACAAACGGTTATTTGCACGTCCCTGGGGGGTATTTTGCCGGAGACCTCGCAGTTCAGGAATATGTCGAAAACAAGATCGACGACTCCCAAGACTTCGCGGAGAAGACACGCGAGATGGCCTTGCAGATGATGCGGAATCTCTCAAGCGAGAGCTTTCCAGGTTTGAGCAATGTCGATCACAACTTTGAATACAGTGTGAGGCCTCCGGAAATACGCGAATTAACAGTCCCGGATCCGCCGAGCAATCGGACTTTTCCACCCTTTGACGGGGAAGTTCCCCGGATAGGCGATCTCGAGCCTCCGGATGTGCCGGAGATAATCGTGGATATGAACGTCCCGGGCGATGTTCTTGCATCGCTCCGCGATGAGTTCTTCGAGGGTCTCAGGGCCCCCTCCGGGTATTCCCCGGAAGTGGAGCAGGGCATCTACGACCGGGCCCGTTCGCGCCGGAAGGACGATTTGCGGCAGAAAAAAGACGCGGCGTACAATGAATTTGCCAAACGAGGATTCTCAGGGCCTCCCGGGGCATTGCAGGAACTTCTGCTCCGCTATGACATCGAGGACCACCGTGAGGAAACCGACCTTAACCGAGACATTATCAAGCAGCAAGCCGATCTTGTCCGGCAAAAGTATGAGCTCCTGATGCAGCTTGGACAGAATCTCAACACATATCTGCTTGAAAAGGCGAGGTTCCAGGCCGGGACGGCCATGGAAAAAGCCAAGGCTCAGTTGCAGTTTGCCCTCGACGTGTTTTCTTCCAAGCTCCGCAAAGCGGAAACTCAAAGCACCATCCTTCAATCCGAGGTCCAGCTATATGCAGAACAGGCCCGGATGGAATCGCTCAAAATCGACATCTACAAGGCTCAGATTGAAGGGGTCCAGAGCGAGGCCGAGCTGGAAAAGATCAAGGCTCAAATATTCTCCGAGGTCTCGCGAGCTGATGTTGAAATGAACCGACTAAAGCTCGAGCAAGACCGGCTTAATGTTGAGAGCTCTATCAGCAAGCAGGAGCACCAGAGGGCCATTGCCCAGGCGTCGGCCAATATCGCCGCACAGCTTGCCGCTTCGGCGATGACCGCGGTGTCTACCTCCGCTCAGATCAGCGGATCCCAGAATGAACAACGATCCCGCAGCGTCCAGGCGGGTGTAAGTCGCACGGATGGTGTGTACTACAACTATTCAGGATCCGCGGAATAACCTCTTCCTCTGAAGGAGGAAAAGATATGGCAAAAGATAGGAAAACACCAGCAGAGCTTAGAAGAGAAAAGATGGAGGCGAGGAAAAAAACTTCTCCTCCGAAGATTCCATGGGAAAACTTTAATCCTCTTAGCAACTTTAACAGTGAAGGCGCACGAAAAGCGTCTCAATCCATGAAAAAATCAGTGGATAGACAAAACGACACAATGAACGTGGATGTTTCTGCGACAGACACTTATGACGCTACGAAAAAGAAACTTGCAAATATGCGTAGTAAAAAGGTTAAGCAAACAGAGGATCGTCTCAAAAAGAAGAAGCAAGAGAATAAAAAGAAGGAAAATAGCGGCACAAGCCCCAAGGACCCCACGCAGGCGCAAGCCCGAAAAGGGGTTCACCTGAGAAGGGGTAAGGATGGAACGCCTCGCATATCGGGCTCCGGCGAAAAGCTCACCCCAGAGCAAATAAAGGCGAACAAGGCCTTAGCCAATCAGAAATTTTCCTATGCCGATCTTGCCAAAGGGGCTGCGGAGGGCGTTAAGGCCAAGGCCAAGCTCGCGGCGGCAGAGCGTGGTGAACGTACAAAAGGGTATTCCAAGTATGAGCGTCTGCAACAGAAGCTACGTCAGTTGGAGATTGATCGAAACTACTGGCAGTCCCACGACGGGCCGCTCGTTGATGAAGAGGCCCGTCTCAAGAGCCTTCAAAGCGACATCGAGGCCACGCAAAAGAGCTTGCGCGAGCGAGGTGTGCAGATGCTCGCGAACAAGGGCAGGAAGGAAGCGGCCAAGATCAGCCGTCAGGCTACCCTCGACGCGGCGAAGATAGGTTTCGAGGGCGAGAGGTTCAAAGCGATCCTCGATAAGAACAAGGCGTTCGATCCCAAGGAAAAGCAAAAGCAAGTTTCGGATATGATGAAGCAGATGTCCCAGGACACCATGGCACAGTTTCCGGTGGAGGAGGGAAGCGATCAAATGGCTGCTTACGTCGATCTGCCGGAGAATCGCCAGCTCGAACTCGCAATCCAGCGACTTCGACGGATGTATGAGAGCACAGGAGAAGATCCGGAGGCCCTCGGCTTCCCTACCGCGTCGTCCGGCTCCGACAGGCTTGGTCTGGGCAACCTCATGAACAGGAAGGGGTAGAACATGCCGCAGGAAGGGAGCCCCACCCTCAGTCAGATCCGCAGGGATTACCGCGAATACGACAATATGAACGACAGCGAGCTGGCCGAAGCCCTGTATCTCAAGTACCAGCCGAATGAGGACTTCGATGTCTTCTCCCGGGGTATTGGCTTCGATGAGGAGGCTCAGACCGCCCGGTTCTCGCCCAAAGAGCTCAATCAGCGCAAGCAGAACCTTGAGGAGAAAAGCTCATTACATCGGGGCTTCTATGGCGGCGTGGAAAAGACGAAAGCCCTTGGGGCCGGAGCTCTTGCCGCCGTTGGCTCGGCCATGGAGGAAACGGTCGGCGTGGGCGAATCCCTGCGGGATTGGGGAATCTCTGAATACAAGGAGAACATGCGCGAGGCGCAGATCAAGTATCCTCAGAAAACATCTTTTCAGGAGCTGATCGACGACCCTTCCGTTTCCGGGGCCCTCGATTGGGGGGCCTACACATTGGGCGACCTCGCCCCGACCATTGCGGCCACTTTCGCGACAGGCGGCGCGGGTGGACTTATGGCCGGGACTGCACGTGCCGCCGGAAAGAGGGCCCTTTCCTACATGAGCCGCAAGGTCGGCACAGAGGCTATCGAGAAGGGGATCAGGAACGCGGAGCGAAAGCTCATCAACCGCCAGCTCGCCAAGGGCATTGCGGAGGACGTGGCCCAGAAGATGACCACTCGCGGCCTTGGGGCCCAGGCCGGGATGGTGGCAGGGTCTGGGGCGCTTGAGACCGGCGGCATGTATGGCGAGGCCGTGGAAGAGCTCGGCAGGGAAGAGGCCAATCCGTTTACGGCGCTCACCTTGGGCGCGGCAGCCGGAGCGGTGGAGCTGGCCGGTGGTAATATTCGGGTGCTGAGAAAGATTTTTGGGGATCAGATCGACGATGGGGTCAAGTCCGCGATCGAGCTTGCCAAGCGAGACGCCAAGGCCCGTCCCGCCGCGATCCGGTTTCTCTCTCGCGTCGTCGGCGAAGCCGCCCGGCAGGCCCCAGCGGAAATGGGCCAGGAGGCCGTGCAAGAAGCTCTCGCGATCACCAACATGAACTTTCAGGACCCCGATGCCGAAAGCATCCTCTCGCGGGAGAATGCGTGGCGGATCATCGAGGCCGGGGCCGCTGGCGGTTTGGCCGGTGGTGTATTTGGCGGGGCTGGGACGGCGACCACGGAAGCCGCCCAGAACGCCGGGGTCATGCAAGGGGCTGGCAGGGCCAAGGACCAGATTGACGAACTCTCGCAGCGGATAGGGAGGCAGAAGGCGCTGCGGGAAAGGCTTCCCGAATCCCAACGCGCCGAGGTTGATAAGCGGATTCAGGAAAACGAGCAGAAGGTCGCCGATTTGCAGAATAAGGTTCTTGCCAAGCAGAAGGGTAAGATCAGCTACGAGGAAGCGGCCAAGCGGCTAAGTAGCGAGGCCCCCAAGCCGGACGGAAAAAAGACCACGCTCAAGACCGTTCGTAAGCTGGTGAAGAACGACCGTGTTTCCGGGGATCAGTTCGGCGTGGACGAGGCCGCGCTCATGAAGCACATCGAGGCCCGGCAGCAGGAACAGGCCAAGGAGCTGCAGAAGCAGGGCCTTGATCAGCTCGATACCTCCAAGAGCTATTTCGATCAGGCCGGGGATCTCGTCGGGTTTGCCGATCAGCAGCAGGAACTCAATCAGGATACGATCGACCGCGGCCAGGAGCTGGTCGGCTCGCTCAAGACCGAGTATGAGAGCTTGCTGGATCAGGGGAAAAAGAAGGAGGCCGAGCAGCTACGCGCCCGGGCCAAGGAGCTTTCTGATCGCGTGGGGATTCCCGTTCACTTACAGAAGGCCAAAGAAGAGAAGCCCACGCAGCGGGCTCAGACAGAAGAGCAGCCCCTCGACGAGTTCGAGTCCGCCCCAGATCTGACCGGGCAGAACGTAGCCTTTAGCCTGTCCGATGATCTTGTTCCGGTCTCCGAGGCCGGAGAAAAAATCGCCCAAATTCAGGCTCAGGACCCCTTCCAGGCCAAAAGCCGGGCCAAGATACAAATCGACACCGCGTGGCAGCACACGGGCGAAAATGTGACCGAAGACGAGTTCGCCGCGGCCATGGGGAGCGTTATCTCCAACCGGGCCTACTTTACTGATGAGCCGAACAAGGTCACCCAGGCTGGCCTCTCCGCGCTCTCCGAGTGGAAGGCAGAGCGGCAGTCCGCGAAACACACCTTTCCCGCTCCCTCCATCACGGACCCCAGGCAGCAAGCCTCCGGACGAGCTCTGGAAGACATGGACGCCGGGACGAGAGCCGCCTACCTCACATCCGGATACGATTTCCTGCTCAATTCCGTGGACAAGGAAGGTAACATGCTGGCGGACAAGTTCCTCCCGGAACGGCTAGGCGTGGATGCCGAGACTGTCCGCGAGATTGCCGAGCTTGAGAAGCAGCGGCTCCTGGAGGAGCAAGGCGTCTGGGACGACAGCTTTCAGGAAACGCTTCGCACCAGCATGAGCGAGAAGTGGACCCGGCAGGAGAAGAACAAGCTCGCCACGGACCTTGTGGGGCGGCTGCGCCAAGCAGTCCAGGCCTTTGAAGAGGTCAAGAAAACCTCCGAGAACCCGCGCCAGGACTACATTGAAATGCACCGGGAATTTGATCGGGTGGCGGTCAAGAGCGGATCCCGGGCGGCTATGGAGCCCTCCGAGGAGCTTGACCGGCTCAGGGCCGACTACATCAAGACCCGGGCCGAGCTGATCGAGGCTGAGAAGGGACGGGCCAAACAGTCAGCCGAAGCGCCCCAGGTCAAAAAGACCTTGCCTATGGATTTTGTCTTCGGCCAGGGCGGAACCCCGGATAAGGCTGAACGCGTCCAGGCGGACAACACCTTCGAGGCCATCGTCCGGGGCGAGCGGACGGCCACCTCCCGCAAGGACGGCTCTCTCGATAACGTCCAGATCGGGGACATTCTCGCCTTCAAGCACAAAGACACTGGCCGTACGATCCGCGTCCGCGTGACCGGCAAGCGCAAGGCAGGGTCTGTCTCCGCAGAGCAGTGGGCCCAGGTCGAGGGATACTCCACGGAAGGGGCTCAGGAGAATTGGACCAAGGGCAATAAGTTCTCCGATTACACGCAAATCACCTATGAGGCGGTCTCCAAGCCCCACATTGATGTGTCCGCCCGGGAAGAGGCCAAGCTGCAGAACATCCGCAACCGCCTCTTCTCCATCCTCTTCGAGTCCCTGGACGACAAGTATTTCCGGCCCGAGGTCCGCCCCCTCAAGAGAGCGGTTGTCGGCCCGAAGGAGACCATGCGGGAACGAAATACCGAGCAGGGGATTCATCCCAGAACCAAGAACGCACGAGGCGAGGAGCTCTCTAAGGAGCAGAAACAGGCCGAGAAGAAACGGGCAGACTATCAGGCTTTCAGAGCGGCCCAGGCCCTGGCCTCCCGCATGATCGAGCTGAAACTCGACTTCCGGCGACAGGGCAAAGACCCCGAGGCCCAGGTCCAGAAATTCCAGGGCGGACGGGTCGTGATCGAGCAGCACCAGGACGCCGAGGATCGGCAGACGGACCTTAACCGACTGACCCAGGACATCGTGCCTCTGTTCAAGGAGGACGTATTCGGCGTGGACGACTACCAGCACGTGGTCGGCGTCCCCGAATACATGGGCGCGATCTACCATCAGTTCATCGACCGCAAGGCTTTAGAGCAGAACAAGCTCCATCCTCACTACGCTCGGCTCGTCGATTCAGCGGTGGAGAAGATCGAGGACATCTACAAGCGAAGTAATGGCGGCGAGAACAGGGAGGTCCTCAAGGAGTTCCAGGACGTTCTCTCGCCCTACCTGACGGACGTGGCCTCCAACAACCTCGCCCTGGCAATCTCCTCCAAAGTCCTGCACCATCAGGACCAAAACCTTGCCTCCGCTTACAAGCACGCCCTCAAGAACCTGTTCTCCAAGTCCTTCGGCCAGGACCCCAAGGCAAAGATCCCCAGGACGCAGTTCAACGCCCAGAAGCACATAACCGATGCTTCCGCGCTCAAGCTGGACTTTGGTAAGCATGTGACGCCCCTTGATCCCACGCGCTTTTCTCCCTTGCTGCGGAAGACGAGAACCGAGCAGTATAAGGCCGGGGAGATCGAGCACATCTTTCAGACCGATCCCGTGTTTCAGGAGCAATACCGGGAGCAGGAGATCCTTGATGCCATGCGCCGGAACAATTTCCTCGTTGGTGCCAACGACAAGGCGATCAGCATGGACGACCGCGTCCGGCAGGAGCTGGCTAGGGGGATCGCCAAGTCCCAGGTCAAAAAGGTCTACACCGGCAACAAGAGCGCGGCCCGGAAGGAGGTGGACGAGCAGACAGCCCCGGAAGCCCCCGTGGGAACTATCCCCGCGCCGGTCGCACAGCTCATTGTCGATCAGATGAGTTCGATTGATGAGCAGCTTGCGAACGAGCATGAGAGTGTCGAGCAGTCCGCCACGGACGCCCTCAACAAGCTCCTGTCTCCGGAAACCCTGCGAATGGTCAAGTCCCACGCGCCCTATTCCGGGGAGGCCAAGGAACAGCTCGATTTCGTCTATGACCTGCTTGGCAAACTCTTCAAGCAGTACGGAATGCGGGTTCAGACAAGGCCGGAGACCCTGCGGGAAGGGGCCGACAGCTCCAACCTCAAGGCCAGGGTCACGGATAAGCAGGTCGGGAACAAATACGTCGGCGTCGCGCATCTCAAGTATGACGGGGACATCGTGTCCTTCGAGAAGGACGGCGAGAAATACGTCGTTACCGATTTCGTGAGGGACGAGAAGAGCGGCGAGGCCGAGCAGAAGAGGCTGGAGGAGCTGGACGAGAATAATCCCGAGCATTGGGCCGAGTTGGCCGAGCTGGAGAGAATGCGCCCAAGCAGCCGGATCCAGCTCAAGAATTTAAGAACAGGGGAAACGACGAGCGTGGCTGAGGGGACGCAGCTCGTGAAGCATCCCCGGGTGGACCACTATCTCTATTTTGGCCCGAGCGATCGGGGTATGGGCGAGCTGCGGAACTTCTTTGAACAGGCAATCAAGAGATACTACCAGAGCCACGCAGAGGCTTCCCGCAAGCAGGCCGTTCCCAAGACACATGCCCGGATCGTGACAGACGAGGATGGCAAGAAATTCCTGCGGCTCTTTCCAGACCGCAACAGCCCGGTTTTCGAGGACTACGAGGTCACTCCCGGGGAGAGCGCACAGCTTGAGAAGGTCAACGAAGTGCGCCGCGCCCTGGAGGAAATGCGCAGCGGCCTGAGGGAGACCCCTCAGATTTCAGACTACGGGATCCGTGAGCTGCTCGATGCCTACGCCAACCTGGAGGAGGCGACCTACGCACAGGAAATGGCCGACACGGCCACTTTTAGCGGTGGCCCGTCCATGGACGAGCGCGAGGACGTGGAGCATTTTGAGGACCAGATGAAACGGGCCGCGGATGTGAGCGCCGATGTGTCCGGCGAGGGCCCGGACGCTTCCGGGGACGTGACCGTGGATTCCATGAGGGCCCCGGCGACCGAGAAACAGGCGGAACGGGAGCGATCCGCCGAGCTGGAGGAAAACCGTCAGGCCAAGATCATCAATTACTTGACCGACGACAGCACCTTTGATTTCGGGACCATGGCCGACGAGCTGAAAGAGCTCGCCAAGGACATGCCAGCAGAGCGCAAGACCGGCGTGCTCGCGGTTGCCCGGGAGTTCGAGAAACACCGGGGCGAGGCCGGGACCAAGGAAGAGGTCAACGCGGCTGAGAGGACGGCCCGGATCAAGCAGATGCTCCTAGAAAGCGAGAGCCTGTCAAGAGAGGACAAGGAGAAGGTCCAGGCCCGATATGCTGAAAAAGGGGATAAGGCGGGGAACGCCCTTGGCCTGGAAATGCTCATTGAATCGCAGTTCAGGGCCAAGGACAGGAAAGAGCTGGACAAGCTGCGAGCTGAGGGCCGGGAGAAGGAACGCCGCGAGGAAGTCCAGCGGCTCCTCACACAGCAGCTTACCAAGGGGCCGACCACGCCGGAATACACCACCATCGAGCCGGAGAAACTGGAGCAGGCTATTCTCTCCGTGGTGGCGGACGATTCCTTGACCGCAGAGGAGAAGGAAAACCTGGTCATGTTCCGGGACCCGGAAGAATACGGCGACCTCTCCGGGCTGTCGCAGCTTGAGGAGAAGGGGTTCCGGTTTAGGATTCACCTTCCCAAAGAGATGCAGGAGTTTCGTCCCGGCGGCGGGGATGTCAGGAAGTATGCCTGGGTCAAGCCAAGCGAGTTGTCCCGCTTCAAGGATAAGGACGGAAACCTTCCGCAGGTTGCTGGCTTCCAGCACGTGATGACCTTCAAGGATCCGGACAAGGAAGGCGAGACGATCAGAAAGCCCTACATCTTCCAGGTCACGGACAAGCAGCGGCTGACCCCGCAGGAGGAAGAGCGGTTCACGAAGGGCTACCGGTTCCACGTTCCAAAGTCCGCCATGTATTCCCCGGAAACTGAAGGGGTCAAGCGAGAGTTCGGCCTCCAGGTCCAGATCGGCGGCGAGTGGTATCACGTGGTCCCCGACGACACCGTGACCCGCGACCTGGACGAGGAGCAGCTGCGACTTGCCTCCAGGCAGCGATTCGATCAGGAAAAGAAAACCTGGGAGAACGTCGAGCGAGCCGGACGGCATTTTCCTTGGCCTGCCGATTCCTACTGGATGGGATTCAGCCTGGAGGAAGAGGACGTGGCCCGTGTGGACCTTACTGAGGAGGTCAATCGGGACAATCTCTCCCGCCAGCTCAACAATATCTCCGAGCGCCTCGTCCACGGTTCCCGCAATGTCCATCTCCACCTGACCCCCTATGATGAGACCGTGCCCAAGGAGGTCCGGGAGCAGCTCTTCAAGGAGGGCGTCGACCACCGGGTCAAGGGGCTCTACAACTACCAGACTAACGCGGTGCACATCTTCCTCAACCGCCACGCCGACAAAGAGGGCAAGCTCGACAAGCGGTCGTTGACCAAGACACTGCTCCACGAGGCGGCGCTGCACGGGGGGCTGACCAATATCTTTGAGGGGGATCAGGAGTTCGAGGCCTTCATGCACGACGTGCACCGGGCCTATAAAAACGAGCTCCCCGATCCGGAGACCATGACCAGGGCCAAGTTCCTGCGGACCATCGAGGAGTTCCTGGCCCGAAAGGTCGAGCAGACCGAGGTGGACGCCAAGGGCAGGTTTGTAAATCCCGAGATCAACACCTGGTATGACAAGCTCGCGGCCTTCGTGGTGAAGGCGGCTCGCAAGATCGCGACGCAGCTTGGCATGACCATCCACCTGACCAAACCCGAGATCAGGGAGACCATTGGCAAGACCTTCCGTGGGCTCGACGTGAAGCGCACCCACGGGCTCGCCCACATGATCCCGGGGGATATGAAGCCGGCCCGGAATGTTCCCCGCTATAAGGAGTTTCAGACCTACGAGGAGAACCGCGGGGACTGGTTTCTCCGCAAGATCGAGGACGCGCAGCGGCAGTGGCTCCTACTGAAAAAGTCTATGTTCAATCAGGGGATCAAACTCCGCGACGACGAGGATGTGGAGACCCATTTGCGCCTCTACCCTGGCCGGGTTGAGCCCAACGAGAAGCTTGTCCGGGACCGGATGCAAAACGCCTACGACAAGATCGCCAAACATAGGCTTTCGATAGAGGAAGTGACCAAATACCTCTTTGCCAAACACGCTCTGGAGCGAAACGCTCGAATCAGGAACAATCCCAAGATCCAGAAGAGAGTTCGGAGCCAAGCAGAGATCGACCTTCAAAACGCCGGGAGCGGGATCCACGACGAGACGGCCAAGCAGTGGCTTTCGGAGCTGGAGAAAGCAGGCAAGACGAACGCGGTCCACGAGGTCGCGCAAGAGGTTTGGAAGACCAATGAGGAGTTCCTGGACAACCTTGTCTTATACGGCTTTAAGACCCAGAAGGAGGTCGATCGCATCCGCAAAACCTTCGACTACTTCGTTCCCATGGGCCATGAGGACTTTTTCGAGAAGGCGGTCGAATCCTCCGGTATGGCCGGATCGAGCAACTTGGTGAAGGGCTTGAAGCCCAACCTCGAGCCGGGGCTCAATCCCCTTGCCATGACCTTCAACCGGGCCCAGAACGCCGTGGCAAACGGGGAGAAGAATCTGGTCAAGCAGTCCCTGTATCACATGATCTATAACCACCCGCAGAGCAACCTCTTCGAGCTCTACCTCCCGGAAGAGGAGGTCCGCCAGCTCCAGGCGGACATGAACCTGTCGGATGCGGACATGACCGACTGGCTCATGGAGCGCGGCTTCCATTCTGAGGCGGACATTGCCGAATCCCTGCAACAAGATTTGCGAGAGAACCGGATTATTCCTGTCACCATTGACGGCAAGCGGTCCTACATCCGGATCAAGCACGAGGGCTTACGCCGGGCCTTTTTGCAGGAGGGAATCGTTAGAGGGAAAGGGCTGGTCCGGGCCCTTGGCGGGCTCTCCCGCTGGCTGGTCATGGCAAATACCATGTTCAATCCGGAGTTCTGGTATACGAACTTACTGCGCGACGTGGGGACCGCCGTGGGCAACACCATCACCATGCAGCGGCTCGGGAAGAATCAGGACACAAAGCAGCTTGCCAAGCAGGTCTTAAAAGGCGTGCCCCACGCCATGCGCGGGATCGCCAACTACAATTTCGGCAAAGGCGACCACGAGTTTGCCGCAATATTCAAGGACTACGTGGAGCACGGCGGCAAGATCGGTGCGCCTTTTCATGGGAACAAGGACATGACGGAGCTGGTGCAGGAGATGCAGCGGGAGATCGACCGGCGGGGCAGCGGCGGGATCGCGGCGGTCATGCTCCGGCACAAGGACAAGCTCATGGATCTGACCACGCGGATCAATGACGTGTTCGAGAACGCCTCCCGCGTGTCCGCATACAAGACCGCCATAGATAACGGCGTCTCCAAGGTTCAGGCCGCGAAGATGGCCCGGGAGCTGACCGTTGATTTCAATAGGAAAGGTGAGCTCGGACAGTTGATGAATACGTTCTACCTCTTTTCCACAGCAGGTGTCGGGGGAACGGCGAGGATTTTGCGGGGGCTCGTGAAGAACCCCCAGAGAGCGGGGAAGCTGATTGGGGGGATCGCTCTGGGTGGGGCCTCCCTGGCGCTGATGAACCGGCTGGCCGGAGGCACGGACGAGGACGGACGCTGGCATTTCGAGAGGATCAATAGGGACACGCGAAGCAGGCACATGATCTTCATGGTTCCCGGTGGCAACGGGGACTACATGAAGATCCCGCTTCCATACGGCTTCGGGTTCTTCTTCGACCTGGGCCAGCTTATGGTGGACTACGCGCTTAGCGAGCGCGGCCACGGGACGTTCGATACCGCCGGGCAGATCCTTGGCTCGGCCACGCACAATTTTAATCCGATCAGCGCGGCCGGAAAGCTGAATACGGCCCACGGCTGGCTGCAGCTCGTCTCTCCGACCCTGGCCGACCCGATGGTGGACATCAGCATGGAGAAGACCCCGTTCGGGAGCCCCTTGATGCCCACGCCGGAATACAAGGGCCAGCCGGACGCGAGCCGCCATTGGGATTCTGTCGGCGTGGTGTCCAGGGAGGCTTCGCAGTTGTTGAACGAGCTGACCGGCGGGGCTCCTGAGGTCCCGGGGGCCGTGGACATTTCCCCTGAGACCATGGACTACATGCTGGAGACCTTCGGCGGCAGCGCGGGACGCTTCTGGATGCAGCGGCTTCCCGGCTATATCACGGGTAAACTCCAGGGCAAGCAGATGGATTATAACGACGTGCCAGCCCTTCGCCGCGTGATGGGCGAGCCTTACGATTGGCAGAACCGTCAGCTCTTCAACGAGGCGGTCTATGAAGTCCAGTCAGCCGGGGATCGCCTGGATAACATGCGGAAACGTGCGCAGTATGCTAAAACGGAGTCAGCAAGGCAAAGTGCAATGGAGACCATCAGGAACTACCAAAAGGACAACCGGAAACTCCTTGCACTTGATGGCCTCAGAAAAGATATGTTCGCTAGGATAAAAGATATCGACACTCGGAAAGAGAGGATACGAAAGTCCGGATACTCCCAGTCCCAAAAGGATAAAGCGTTGAATGATCTTGACGAAAGACAGTATAAGTTTATGAAGCAATTCAATAATCGATTTCTCCAATCTACCGATTGAGAGGTTTTTATGCAGTGGCACGAAAAATTCTTGAAGAACATTCAATATAAACAAGAACAGAGGAAGAGGGCGCTTAAAGGTAAAAAGATTCAAGACAAGAAAAATTACATGAAAGAGGAAAGAGTCAAAAACATAGAGGAACGACGAAAAGAGCTACGTCAAAAATAGTAAACCACGGCGAGCCTATGTATAACGGCATTGACCGGAACACCTTCGTGGCTATGGAAAGTAGTGATGACAAGATGAATATCTTGTTTGATCTATTGAAGGATACACGTAATCAATATGAAGAGATCATAAAAAGGCTGGATGATATGGTAGATGTTCGCCAGGGCGATTTACATAAAAGAAAAGAGCATTGTGACAGTCAAAAAGAAGAGTGCGAGAAACGGTTCAGAAAGATTGAAGGTCCTCTTCATAAAATCGTCGGAGCATTGATGCTTTTGAACGCTATCTTGCTTTTACTTAATGGCATTTCGTTTGCTTTCCCATTTTGAAAGGGTTAACCATGTCCAAGATTGAGGTTTTTAACTACCTCTTGTGTAACATCCTCAACGCCTCTCTCGCCCTGTTCTTCCTTCTCTTTGGCTATTTTCTCTTCTCCAAGCTGACCAAGTGGCGGTTTGCCGATGTCCTCACACGTCAGGTTAGTGGCGGCAGCATTGTTGTTGCCTCTTTTCTGCTTGGCCTGTCCCTTGTCATCGCAGCCGCGGCCTTCTAGCTGCGAGCGGATAAAGGCAGCGTGGAAGGCTATCGACCCCTTGCCCTATGTCTGGGGCGGGGAGTCCAGGCACGAGGGCGGCGTGGACTGCTCCGGAGCGATCTTCAATGTGCAGAAGAGGATCGGTCGGCCCGTCCCCAGGACCACGGCCAGAAAATACTTCGTTTTGGCCTCTGGTGAGCGGAAGGGGTGGCGGGAAGCTGGCTGCGGAGACTGGATCTGGTGGACGTTCAAGCCGAGCAGGCCCCACGGGCATATCGGGATGCACGTAGAGCAGCCCTTTGTCTGGCAGTCCGGGTCGAGCACCGGGCCGGAGAGGGAACTGCTCTTTGAAGGCGGGTTCTGGGATCGGTATTTCGATGGGAGCAAGTCGGTGGGACTTCAATAAGGAAGGGATGGATGTGGGGGATTTTAAGTAGCGCGGCGGGACTGCTGCGGCTGAGGTGGAAGGGGATTGCCGTGATCGGCGGGATCCTCGTTTTTGGTCTCACCATCTGGCAGTGGCACACGGACATCGTTTCCCGCGTCCGGGCCATGGCCGGGTACGAGCAGGTGGTCCAAGCTTTAAAGGAGCAAAAGCAGGCCCTGGAGGCCTACCGGGAAGAGACGCGCCGGGTGCGGCGGATAAACGAAAAGTCAGCGAAGAAGCTGCAAGAGATCGAAAGGGTGCTGGCTATACTGGAAGGGAGCTTCTATGAGCTGGAACAAAAGAGCGAGGCGGTGGCTGATTGGGCTGATAATCGGGCTCCTGGCCCTTTGCTCGACTGGCTGCGGGAAAGCCCAGCGGACGGTGATCAAAGCGAGGGTCGAGCCGATCCTTCCGCCCAGGCAGTGGGTCGAGCCGATCGAGCATCCCCGGCTTTCCGGGCCCTACAACCGGGATCTGGCGATCCTTCTCAAGCGGCAAAAGAAGATACTCGAAAAATACGAGGTCCGTCTGAATAAAATTCGCAGTTGGCGCGAGGATTACGCCAAGTAGAATCAGCGGACAGACCGGTCGTCCGGCGGCGCAAGAAGGGTTCACTCCTGCCTGTATCTTGCGCCATAAAAAAAGCCCTTCCCGGCGGGGTACGTTCCGGGAAGGGCTTTTCTTTTGGTCTACCACTTTTGAGGGTCTGGTAGATATGTGGTAGACAAAATTTCGGACCCTCTCTGTGAGATGGTGCGCCAGGGAGGATTTGAACCCCCGGCCTTCGGATTCGTAGTCCGACGCTCTGTCCGACTGAGCTACTGGCGCGCAATTAAAATATGTATAGTCTACCCAGCGCTATGTCAAGCTCCTCCTCGGACGACCCGTTTTCCCATTCGATTCTGGATTTTTTAAAGCTCGCCATGTGGGGGCATCCCTGCTCTCACCCGACTCTCGTTGGTTGCTGTTGTTCCAAGGCTCGGCAAGATATCTTCAGCAATGAGCTTTTGGACAGAAGGAGCATGTTCACGGTCGGGTTTTCCCGACGTGGCGAGCGAAGAAAATCGAACAGAAACTTCGGTGAATTGATTCGAAAAGGCTCCCCTGAGGACTACGCTGAGGCCAGAGTAGTGGCGAATAGTTACCTTCTTTTGTTTTCCGTTTTCAATTTGCTTTTCAGGTTGAGGCTGCTATCCGAATGCCCAAAGAAAGAGGCATATCACCTTTGAATTTTGAGATGCAGATTCCGTTTGTCTTCCATGCCACCTTCCTTTAATTATAATTGGGCCATAGTTTATGGCTTGCATGAACAGGTTGTTTGGACTTAGAGATTCCAATAGGGAAAGATCCGCTTTTCCCAGGTGCTGTGAGGGTAATCGAATTTGAGCAC